GCCTTCAGGCCCTTGAATACCTTGGTTACCACTTAAGCCAATACCATTTATACCTTGAATACCTTGAGCACCAGGATCGCCAGCATCTCCATCTCCGCCAGTTTGACCAGTGAAACCTTGAACACCTTGTGCTCCTCCGCCACCGCCACCACCATCAGTAATACCGTAACCTGCTAATGTGGTTGGTGTTCCTGTAATAGTAGACCAAGCTTGGTTATGACCAGATGGAGGAAAAGATGATGGAACGCCAGTTAAACTTGAATATGCAAAGTCTTGAGATAGACCTGAAGCTGCAATCGTAATACTGTCGTTTGTTGAATTTGTTGTAAGAGTAATATTAGAACCAGCAATGAACTCTACGGTATCTGTTGCTGTATCGGCAGAAACACTTGCTTGACCTGAAACTGATAAAATACTGAAAGCGTTTTGGTTAACGTCACCGCCACCGCCGCCTCCACCAGAGCCTAGGTTACCCCAAGCACCGTTTTGATATCCTTCAAAAGAATTAAGACTTGTATTATATCTTAAATAACCATCTGATGGCGAACCGTCTCTTGCGCTTGTATCGCCGGCTGGAATTTGAATAGATCCTGTTGCACTTGTACGTGGAGCAATAGCATCAAAGTTATCGTCCATTTCGTCATAAGTTAAGGCCGAGCCTTTGTCATTTCTTTTTGTAATTGACATTACGTTGTTTCCCCTAGATCATTGTAGTATTGGCCCACGTACGAACTAAAACCACTGCTGATTGATGTATCTGTTAATTCTAAATAACCTTCTTGTACATATCCGGCAGCAGCATACAATCCACTGTCTGGATATTCTATATTTATATAACCGTTGACAACGTAATCTGGGAATGTATAAGCAAGTGTGACTTGACCTGCTGGACTTACATATCCTGGGTTATCTACAATATAGTCGTCTGCCATATAGGCAAAGAATTCTTGTTCTGTTTTGTTAAGCAAATAATCATCAACAGTCTCACCTTCCGGTAATGGAATAGGTGGAGTAAAGTTATAAACTATAGCTTCTAATGCTTCGCGCTCAGGAGATCCTGGAGCTGTTAAAGCAATATCTGCGAATAGTGATGCATAATTTGGCTTAGGCATTTCTTATTTCCAAGCGATAACTTGTGGAGAACCACCGGCTGAAATGTTTGGTGGAAAGGTTCCGTGACCAGATGTAGCATCAAATAGTCTATGAACTGGAAGACCAGAAGCTGTAACAAAGGCAGATCCGCCAACTGCAAAATCTCCACATGCAGTAGCTCCACCAACAACGACAATAGGAATACCGTTAGCCGTTACTCTTGAATTTGGCGACGCCACGTATGGTGTCATATGATATGGATTAGGCGTTGGACTTGCGTGTCCTAAGTGCCTATCTACAAATAATCGTGTTACTCTCATATTTCTTTCCTTTTAAAGTAAGAATGCCCCGAAGGGCATCCTTGTTTCGGCTATTAAGCCGCGACTTGTAAACGTTCCTTTGCTAATATATATTCTTTTACAAGTCCTGACCGAACAATATCATCCGGTGTAAACTGAATAGTTTCGAAGCTATCCACCCTTTTGATAACTCGTAAAAATTCTTTAAGTCCAGAGACTTCTGCTCGATTCCTAGATGTTGCTAGGTCGTCTTGCCTTGTGTCTCCGCAAAATACAATCTTGGACGATTCTCCTACTCGTGTGATAATTGTATCTAATTCGTGGTACGTCATAGATTGACATTCGTCTACAATAATAATAGAGTTATCGAATGTTAAACCTCTGACAAATGAGGATGTCATAAACTTGACCATGCCTTTTTGTTTTAAGATTTGATATGCATCTCCACGACCGAATAAGTCGTTGACGATATCTGAATAAGGTACTGAATATAGTGCCTCTTTTTGCTCTTTACTTCCTGGCATGAAGCCTTGTTCGCGTGTCTGAACTGCAGATCTAACTACGATGATTTGTTCATATCCTCCTTTCTTAAGTACGTCGTTTAGTGCTAAATACATAGCACACATCGTTTTTCCTGTACCTGCTGTTCCGATGGCCGCGATATTGTTACCCTTTTGATAAGATCTAAACATATCCTCTTGAGTTGGTGTTAATGGATTTATGTGTCTCATACCGAAGTTTTGATTTAAGATACCTACCATGTGCTCCTGATCTCGTTGTTGACGTTGTTTTTCTCTTCTGGATAATCTTCGCTGTTTAGCTGCCATTGAACTCTCCTAATTGTTATAGGATACATCATTCAAAATCAAATTACCAAGTATTGATGTTATTCCTTTTGTGGTGGTGTTTTACGTTTCTGAGAACATCACGAAATCCGTCGTCAGGCTTTTTAAGCCCAAGACGGTGCGCATCTCCAAGTGATGGAGGGCGGACAATTCTTTGTGATAAATGTGGATTATCTAGCTTGAATTGATCAAGCTCTGCGATCTTCATAGTGAATTCTACTAGATCATTAGTGTTAGTGTTTTCAAATGTATATGTAGGCATACATTCTCCTATGTTATAATATAAAAAAAGCCAACCCATAATACAAGGTTAGCTTAACGAATTTTTATGTTAGGCTTGTATTACTGATTATATTTATAATCGAACCAAGCTTGAAACCCTATTCTCCTGTGATTTTTTGATATATTTCTTTCCAATTATTCACTCGAGTAGCTTCACCAGCATAGTTCTTATTGAACTGATGACCGACTAAAATAGAGTCTAAACCAAGTTCGATACCAAGATCGGCATTTTCTGGCTTATCTTCTACCCACCAGCAACCACTTCCACGATACTGTTCTAATGCATCATCTTTATCAGCACCTGTATCTAAGTAGACAAATGTATCGAAAACGCTTGGTCCGAACATTTCAATTAGATTTTTAGTACGTAAATGTTGAGCATAGTAGTCGTTACTTAAAGAACTGATAACACGGAATACGTATCCTTGTTCTTCGTGTAACTTTCGTACATACTTAATAGTATCACGTAAAGGTGGTAAGCAACGTATCCAAGCTGACTCGTTGAACATTCGAACCAAACGTTCCTTTTCAACTTCATCGAGACCATAACGCTTTGTTACGTCGTAATTATCTTCAGCACCAGCTACTGTTTCGTAGCCATGCTTTTCCATCCATTGCGTAAATGAGAAGAGCCAGTCAAGAAGGACTCCATCTACGTCTGTTAAGATTACTTTTTCATTTAGATTCATATTCATACTTTCTGTTTAATTTAATTATACTACTATTATAACAAAAAAGGGATTGAATGTCAACCCCCTTTTCACTTTAATTTCAAATTAAATTATGAAGCAAACTTCATTTTAGCTTGAGTTGGAGAGCATTTGTAACGCTTTCCAGTAGTACCACATGTGTACTGGTAAGGATAAGCTTTTGCTCTGGAGTTGTAACCAGTTAAGGTATCACCGTTTGAGTTAGTGAGTTTAAGACCAGCTGATTTAGCCATTGCTTCAAGCATCATATCAGACCTTGTAACACCACCTTTGATTTTAGCTTCTACCTTGATAGTAACTTCAGCATCTGAGAACCGCATGTTACCAACGTTGATATCCAAGTTAGCTTTAACGGCGTACTTGTTCATTACTTCTTGCATTTCTGAACGAAGAGCTTTAAGAGTAGATTTGTCAAATTTAGCATATTTAGTCATAGTATATTTCCTTTTTGATTGATTATGTATACATTATAAACTAGTTCGAAGCGATTGTCAACTGTTATTTCACTTTTATTTGAAATTAATTTGAATCGTTTCTAGTAGTCCTTTTCCTCATTTGTTATATACATTATAATTCATCTAAAAAGAAATGTCAACTGTTTATTTCACTTTAAAGTGAATTATTTTGACTTTTTTGGCTTTCTTTTGATATTATTGTTATCGTCGTACCAACGATCTGAAAACTTTTGACGGCGAGCCTCTTTTACTGCTCGTTGCTTGCCAGTCTTTTTCTTTCCATTAGTTTTGTAATCTTCGTCAGTACCCCACTCATCATCTTCCCAAGCGTCACGGAATTTCTTGATGCGCTTCTTACTCATTTGATTATACCCTTATATCATTCTTCGTTTTGTATTAAGTTTGGAAATGCTTCCATTACGATCTTCCTCGATAAACCTTTGAAAGGCTTCTTAGAGATCATGTGTACTAAAGTATGTGCATCACCATTATCCACATCTTCTAACAGAGAGATAAACAATTGCTCTCGTTTCAGCTGCTTCAAATTATCATATCCACCACCTTTAATAAAGATCTTCAGACGACGAGCTTCCGTATAAAGTAACGCCTTAGCTTCGTCTTCGTATTCATTAGGTTTCCACGGTGGTGGTGTATCAGGGATTAAAAATTCAATCCCTTTATCATATGTATAAGATAAGATTGTTTGCAACGGAGCATTAGAGTTTGCCCGCAACGCCTCGATTTTAGCCTTAGGCGTTTTATGCGCTGCACACTCGTTAATAATGTCCGTTATTGATTTTCTTATTGCCATACTTAGAAATCCTGTATATCTGTGATTAAGTGCTTAAGTTTCTTTGTTACAAAGAAATTGAATAGATGTTCTCTACCAACACTTTCCTCTTTGTTATATTCTTCCAGAACTTGATCTTGATACTTTTGAGGAATTTCATTAAGATCAATCATCATTTTATTACGATAGAAACGTCGTAATGTTTCTTCGTCCATTACTTCTGGACCTTGAGAGTAAAGAGCCAAACGCTTTTTAGTCATAGCTTTTTGGCGTTCACCAACTGCTAAACAGTTATCTGGTGATAGAATGTTTGGTACACCATCGCCTGTATCGCCTTTAAGAATATGTTCTTCAAGGTAGGCCGAAGGTTGATCGTTTCGAATCCAACGCTTACGAATAGGATCATATTGATCTACGTTTGCATATTTTTGCAACTGAATAAAGTCTTTATCAGCTGAAAGAATAAGAAACTTTTCAGATCCAATATTCAATTCAGAACCATTTTCATGAATAACAGTACCGATGATATCGTCTGCCTCACAATGATCTAAATGAATTACCTTATAAGGAAAGAATTCTTTGATTTCAGAACGAACATTATTCATT